CAACCGCAGGATTGGTTAATTGGGTTCTAATACTTTCTGACATAATCGGTGATCTACCAGCCGGTAACTGTAATGACTGAGGTTCTATAAACTTACGTAGTGCTTGTGATTGTTGTGCTGCTGCTTCTGAAGCACCTAATGCTCTATCACCAGTAAGAAAATAACTTTGAAACGGAGTAGTTGTTGTATTACCTCTCAGAGCTTCAATAGCTTTTAGATCGTCAATTGTTGATGCACGTTTAGCAAGATTTTTAGCTATACCAAATCCAGGAACTATAGATAGAGCTGTCATGCCTGTATCAAACAAAGCATCTCTTGTATTTTCCCAAGAAGGATCTTTAAATGCTCTACCAATACTATTTACTGTACTTGGGACCATCTTTAATCCTTGAGCAACCATACCCGGACCTATAAACCATGATGCAAAGTCAAGAGCTTTATTTACATTATTGTTTGCCGTAACCGGATCTTCTAATCCAGCAGCTGCTAATCTATTCTCATAGTTAGTCATGTTCCATGGAGTAGCAACTGTACCCTTTGGTTTTAATGCATATGATGCATAGTCAAGTGGATTAGTTATTACATCCCAACCTTTCTCTACATAGTCACCTAATGTTAGATTCTTTGGGGCATTTCCAGGATCTAATGAAACTAAATTTTTTCTTTCTTTAGTAGTTCCATATGGATTAATAGTAGGCCCACTCATAGTAGGCTTATATACTCCAGCATTTACATAAGCTCTATTATAGATATCTTTGTAGGCATCATTATACTCTTCTTGAGTGAGTGGTTTACCAGTTTGTTCTTGATGATATTTTGCAAAGTCATCTATACCTTTTTGCACCTTGTCCTCTACAACTTCCATCTTACTCTTATCAGTAACTGCAAAAGTTTTATCAAACTTTTCTTGTGCTGCTTTATTCTGAGGAGTGGGTTTTTTAGCTGGTGTAGGTTTTGGTGTAGCTGTATATGCACTTCTCTGAGTTGCATATAGATCATCATATGTAGCATCATATAATGGCTTAGCCTTTTTATTTAGTATAGCAGATCTTTCCTTTACATCACCTTTTGATAATGGTTGAAACTTTCCAGATCTATTCCAGTCTACTTCCCATTTACCATTTACTTTTCTATAGACACCGTCACTACCTTCTACTGTATAAAAATTAGTTTTTGGATCTGGTGAACCACCTTCTTGTGCTTGCGTTAAAGTTGGTACAGACACATCTTCTACAATAAAGCCTCCTCTTGCATACTCTTTTATTTCTTCAGGGGTAAGTTCTAATTCAATAGCTTCTTTAGGTCCTTCAAGTATTACAGGCTGTACTACATTTGTTGCATCAGGTACGTTAGCCAATGGTATGGTAATTTGCCCCATAGGATCATATGGTTTTGGAATTTCCATATTATTGATCACATCTACTGTCCACTCATTTCTTTTAGTAAGTGGTTTGCCTGCACCATATCTTGTATGTTGGGCCAGCATCTGTTCTTTATTTCCTTCTACTACACCTTTAACAAACTTTGGAAATCCAGAAAGAGTACCTAAATTATACTGGTAATCTACTAAAAGCATTTGTGAATCTTGTGGAAGATTATCAAATGTACCAGTACCAAATTGTTTATCAACTTGTTTCTTAGCAAGTGCTTGATTCTTTAATACATCTTGCTCTTGTAATTTTAATGCTTGTTCTTCTGTAATACCTCTACGTAATGCAGAATCATTAGGTGTAAGTTTGTGACCATATGCAATGGTATCTGCACCACCCTCTAAACTTGCATGTGGATACCACATACCATTTTTATATCCTTTTCTAATACTATTCTCCTGCTTTCTAAGATCTGCAAGATATCTCTTCATGTGTTCAGGATCTAGATCAAAGGGAGATGCTGCTGCACCACCTTCTTGTTTATAGTCCATCCAAAAGTGAGTACTAGGACCTCTTTCTATCTTTGGAAAATACATATAATCAACACCTTTCTTTTTGATAAGATCTCCACTGTGACCATGTTTTCTTAATCTATATGTTGTGTATTTTAATTTACGTCCATGGGTATCAACATATATATTTGGAAAAAGTCTTTTTCTTCCTGCATCAACATATTCACCATCTACTTCTTCTTCACCATACATTTCTTCTTCTGGAATTTCTTCCTCTGGTATTTCTTCATCTAGTAATTCTTCTTCCGGTATTTCTTCTTGTACTGTTACTGGAAGTGGTTCCCCTATAAATTTCTGCAATGTGTGATTCACACGTGCAGGAGGTAAAGTCTGTATTGGCATCATAGCATCTTCATATACAGGATTAATTACTGTTGTAACAACTCCTGTATTTGGATCTAGCTGTTGAACTTCTTCTTTACCAACTACTATTTTACCTTCCGGTGGTTTTTGTTTAGTATTATCTACAACTGGTTTACGTGATGTAGGATACTTATGTTCTACTGGTTTTTTCTTTTCTTGATGTGTAACAGGTTCTTTAAAAATTACAGGTTGTACAGGTCGTTTATATCTTGGTTTTCTATCAAATTCTTTAGCTTGATGTTCTCCAGGTAGTGTAAATGTTTTTACACCAAAAGGGGTCCGTATTGCTCTTGAATCATAAACACTTTTTTCAGTTACAAATCCTATAGGTTGATTTTCAATCATTCTATCACGTAGATGCATATTTTCTCTTCGGAATTTTTCCCAAGCTGGTGACTCACCAGACACATCATAAGTATCTAAAGGTCTTGGAATATAAGGAATATATTCTCTTTTAACTGATGCACGTTTACCTGGAAAAGATTTTCCAACAATAGGTTTGTAAAGAGTATATTTAGAAGTTCTTGGTTGTTTAGAATTATATTTATTTGCTACATGTAAACTATCATCATAGGCAGCTTTTCTAAAAGCATACTCATCAGGATCAGAAGTAATAAATGGTTCTATTCTACTAGTTTTCTTTTTTTTAGGATCAGGGTCTCCACCCTTTTGCATAGTTAATGAAGGCACAGAAATATCTTCTACAATAAAACCACCTTTTCTATACTCCTCAATTTCTTCAGGAGTAAGTTCTGTTTCTACATAATCTTCTTTTGGAGTTTTTAAATATTTCTTAATCTCTTTAGCTGCAGCTTTCATTTCTGGAGAATCATATTTTCTCTCCATTCTATAATCTTTTCTACCATGAGAAAACATTCCTAATGTTCCTGGTGCAAGTTGCGCTCTTAATTGGCTATCTACATAATTATCATTATATTGTTCTTGACTATCAGTGTATCCTTCATTTGCTACGGCTTGTTCATAGAAATACTGCATGTCTTCACCTCTTGCATCTCTTACTGCTTTATCAAAGTTTTGTAAGAGAACCTCATAGTTTTGATCATCACGCATACCATGTAGCATATCTAAAAATATATCTCCTCTGTTAGCTCCTCTTGGATTATATACAGAAGTATATTTATCTGGAGATGGATTTACATAAACATAATCAGGAAGAGTTTCGTCTTTTTTATTTGGATAAGATACCTGTGGTAATCCTGGAAACATAAACTCTATATTTCCAGCATTATAAGGTTCACTTGCAGCATCATAGTTAGGGTCTTTAACAATGTTTAAGTTTTCTCCTTCTGGTCCATAGATACCCTGCATACCAGGATATCTTTTCATTAATCTTTTTTTGAAACCTTTTCCTGGATCTCCTCCTTCTTGTTTCTTAGGAAAGAAAGATTCCATTCCACTATGTAAAGCATCTTCATATCCTCTTGCTTCTCCCTCTGTTGTCCAAGGAAGTTCATACATGACAGGATTGATTTCTTTATTATATACTACATTACTAGGAATAAATCTTGCTAAATCAGGATTCTGTTGATTCCATAAGTTATGGAGATATGCTTCTTCTTGTCCTCTTCTATCATAGTAATGTTCTCCTTCATAATCTTGATTATCTACTGTAGAGGGCATTCTCAGTGGTGTCCCACTTTGTCCTTTTAAATCACCATTTAACCATTGTAATCTATGCAACTGTTCATGCTCAAGTTGATCTTGATACATTTGTTGATACTCTTCATCTGACATTCCTTCTGGTCTATCATTAGGATTCATGTAAATCACATCTCCTACTGGATCATATGATGTAGATTGTTCTTCAGAACTCCATACTGTTGGATTCCATTCTATACATTCTCCAGTTACTGGATTATATGCATATCCTGGAGGACAACCAGCTTCACCACCTTCTTGGTAATCTGCAGCATTAGGATCAAATACTTTTCTCTTTCTAGACTTTGGTTTTGCAAAGAGATAGTTTTCAGTAAATAATTTGTTGGTAGCTTCTAAACTTCTTGAAAATTTTTTAGATGCTAAACCTTTCTTACTTGGCTTTGGCATCTTAACTAAACTCTTAGGTGTACCACCTCTTTTCATCTGAGGATTATCATCTACATTTTGAACATCCCAGTTACTATCAAAATAGATTATTGATCCACTTTTAGTTTTAACTGTCTTAGCATTTAATTCTTTTGCTTGCTTTTTCATTGCTTCCCAATCTGGGATCCAATAACCTTCAGCACTATATGATCCAGCATCTCCAATAACAGGAATAGCTCCACCATCTTGCATTTGTGGATATTCATCAACATAGTCTGCACCTGGGTAATAGTACTCACCACCTGGATACATCATCTGTGGTTCACCAATATTTGGGTATGCCATAACAGGATATGGTACACCCTGCATAGTAATCTTATCAGATGGGATTCTTGTTATCTCACCCGGGTGTGCCCATTGTCCTCTTGGATCTTCAATAATATTTTTTGGTGCAGCAACTCTCTTAGTTTTATTTAGTTCTCTAGTAGCTTTGCTTAATACTTTTTTGTTTCCCATTACCTAAGAGATATTTGATTTTTACTATTTACAATTTTTAAGATCATGTTAGTATCTGAACTATCTTCTCTAATTAAAGTTAAGTAATTTAAGTAATGTCTAAACTTCTTTCTCTGTAATTCAGATTTATTATAATCTAAGTTTGTTGGATTAAGAGTTCTCTTATAACCATTTGATTCAGTAAACCAGATGTTTCTATCTGCATAATTACCTTGTAGCACTGTTGTACCCGGTACTACTGGCCCAGTAGGTGGGTAGTCTGATCCAATTGGAAACTCTGATCTATCTTTTGTAATATCCCAAAACTGATTAAATCTATACTTGTTCTCTTCCTTACTGAATAAGATATCAAAAGAAGATAAATTAGATTGATTTATTTTAGGATACTCTTGACTTAGAGTTACATTGTTTTTAGGGAAGATGTTTAAGTTTAAGTAACCAGATACTTGTTCTGAATTATATACAACAGCTTTATCAAAGTTGTAATCTAAAACATGGAACTGATCTATACAATTCTGTGATCTTCTTCTGTAGCACTCTAAAATATATTCAATAGACTTAACAGTAGTTACAGTTTGACCAGTAATAATTGGTAGTTCTATTTCAAATGGATACTGATCACCATAGAAATTACAAAAACTTGTACAACCTTCATTATGTTTCCAGATACCATTCTTCTTAGTAGTTAGGAAAACATCTTTAGTACCCATACTTAAATCTGGATGCCAGTCATGAAATGATAACCAGAATTCATTTTTAGGGTCAAAACTTACAGTCCAAGATGCATCTTCAAATAGAAGTGGATTACCAAGCTGATATATGCCAGGTTGTATAGTACCATTAGGGTTTTGTATTTGGAAATAGTCACCCTGACCTTTCTTAGGTCCTGATGTAATTAATGGTACATAAATAATCTGACCAGCAAAGTTGGGAGACTTCCACTTATCTAGTAGTTGGTAATCTTTCTTAGAAAAATAAAGAATACTGTTTTCATTATCATATAATGATTGACAGCCAATACCAGATACTGGGTTATCCTGATATGGGTAATCTGGGAAATCATTAGTAAGTTTATACGGTAAGAAATTATTAAACCACCATTTTAATCCAATCTGAGATATCTCTTTTAAACTACCTCCTAGTGAAAATATCTTAGCTTGGTTTTGTGAGATATAATAAATACCAGCTGGAGTAGATATTACAGATAATCTATTCTGTGATGAACCATACTCATATGATGGGTCTGCATTAATTACAGATTGTCCTGGTTGACTGAACAAACCACCATCACCAATAGTAATCTTTGTACCAAGATCTGTTTGTAGAGTATCTACACCCTGATACATTAATGGGCTGTTATTCTTAAACGTAATTACAATACCATTCTTATTAATAGCCTTAACACCTGAAATCTGTGACTGAAATTCTTTGTAGTTATTTACTAAGAATACAGACCAACTATCTTTAATTGCTTCTTGTTGTTGAGGCAGTGAATATATAATTCTATCAGGGTAGTATGTATAACATAGTTTAGCCACATTAGGATTATAATATCTACTCTGTAAATTACCAGCTGAATAGTATTGACTAAATGCTTTAGTAATACTTAATGAATAATCATATCTATATTCATTACCTCTAGTAATAATCTGTGGGTCCATATTAAATAGACTAGCAAGATCTGTATACCCATATGGATCATAGTATCTTTCTGCATCAGTAATACCTTGTATTCTAAAATCTACAAGTACTTCTGATTCTACAAAGAAATCTCTTACAGAAGAAACTGCTAAATAGAAGTAACAGTCTTTTGGTCTAAATATACCTGGGTAATTACCTGCTACGTTGTTTGTATAATTAAACCCTTTATGGTCCATCTTATAAAACTGAGTAGGTTTCCATCCTGTACCAATAGCTTGGTTACCACCAAATAATTGTGTAAGTATACTTGAAAAATCAGATACATCATACTTGGTTGAATTAACCCAGAACTTAGGTTCCGGTATCATTTGTCTAAGTAGATAATTAAATTCAAACCCATCAGGTTGACCATATAACCAATCATAGAAAAAGAACATTGAGTTCTTCTCGGTATATCTGTTTACAAAAGTATCACCACCAAAGAATAGTGGAGTAAGTGTAATTTTATTTATAATATATTGTATACCTGTTGAACAAGTATAAAACTCTGGAGATAAATGACTTATATAATATGGATCATCTAATTTTTGCTCACATGGTGTAATTGCAATCTGTTTAATAGATTCAAGTTGGCCATACTGATTTCTTTTTCTTAATTTAATTGCACCATAATGACTAGCAATTGGTAGTGCAAATGCAGTTGAAATATCAGAGTCAACAAATGATGGTCCTGCAGGAATATTACCCCATGCATTAGCTTGACCAGAAGCATTATTATCAAAGTATGACATTGTCACAAGTGACTTATCATAGTATCCATTAGAACTATTTAAAATAAACTTAGGACCAAGATCAACACCATTTGGAAATGCTGGTTGAAAGTATGGACCACTCATAGTTCTTAAAACAACTGAGTCAGATCTTTTAAGATTATTAATTGAGTATCTTCTGTTTACAACAATAGGCCATTGTGATTGATAATATGGTACTTCTTGTATATTACCTCTAATATAAAATGCATCATCAATCTTAAGTCTAGTTACATATGGTTGAGATGCTCTCTGAATAAAACTTGGTGGTAAAAAACTATCATACAAACCATGTGATATCATTTGTAGTGCATACTGATCAAATGGTAAGAATGCATATATTACTCCAATAGCAGCATCAGCTCCTTCTGAGAAATAATAAAAAAACTTATTAAGTGCTCCAAGAATATTACTAACACCAGCAAAACTAAATGGGTTAGTACCACTTGCTGATTCTAAATACATACCAGAAGTTAATTCTACATCAACTTCAGGTGCAGTAAAAGTACCACCATTATCAAAACCTAATTTATAGTTATATTCTGAATGTATATCTTGAATAGTATCTGTGAGACCACCAAACACATTTGTTATGAGGTTGCTACCAGTAAAATAATTATTTAATTTGTTAAAATAAGAACCTGCATAAAAAGGGTTATTTGGAGTAGATGGATCACCTGTTTTTTGTTCTGCGGGAAATGTAGTTAACGGTGCCCAAGCAGCATTAGTTGCTATTCCTGTTGCTGCACCAGAAACATTGGGATATACTTGGCTGGTAAAACTAGCTCCTGGTTGTTTCATTACCTTCTTACCAGTAAGAGATATCAAGGCTTCTACAAATCCAACTATCAAAGCCATAGCCATTGCAGCATCACTTATTAACTTAAACTTAGGATGCTCATCTGGATACTTAAACTGTTGATAAGAATAACCACTAACTGCTCCGTATAATTTTAGTTCAGTTCCTTCTAAGAAAGGAGTTCTAAACATTGTATCTGGAGAGTGAAAAGTATTTATCTCAATAGGTACAGACTGCTGGAAACCAGAATCTAATTTAATATATGGATCATTAAATGTAGAGTTAGCAGCACCTTGACCACCTGTATTCATTGGAGAGTTAATACAGTTAAAAGGATAGTTAGGATACAAACCTGTTCTATTTCTTGCAACATCTCCTTTAATCTTATAGGTTCTCATGTTGTTAAGCATACCCTTAGCAATAATACTACGGTTACCTTCTCTTGAACCTCTTAGGATTTCATATCCTACAATACCTGGAATATCATTACCATCATTGTCTTTTGGTAGTGGTATGCCCTCAAACACTACACCCATTAATCTAATGTTTAGATTATTAGAGTCTCCCGGTACAGAAGCTGTACTTGGTTTGTAGTGCAGAGTATTTGCACTTAAGTAGTTATCTGGAAATTTATGATGTCTAATGTTTCTACCACAAAGATCATTAACATAGAAAACATTACCTTGTGGATCTGTATAAGTAGCATGCCCATCTGAACCAGTCCAACAGTGCTCACTGGGATTCCATATTTCAGGTTGCTTATCAGGATAGATTTCAGATGATTCCCAGTAACCCATTTCTCCTGATGCAATTACAGTACCACCATCATTTGTAGTTGTACCAAGTATTGATGGTACACCATTAATATTGGCAGTATTATACATCTCAAATAATTGATCACCATCTGTTAATGTGTTTACATCATTTATAGAATTAGTGTCTTCTCTGCCAGATAATATTGTATTTGTTCCCGTAAGAATATAACTGTAGTCTTGCGGTGGTCTTCCTGGAATGTGATATGATGCAGACTTATCTCCGGTATTATATACCCAACGGATAAAGAATGCATACACCTCATCTCTTAAATAACTTCCTTTGTTACCACCTTTAACATAGTAGTCAGCAGGATATTCTACAGATACCCACTTAGCTCTAATTAAGTTTGCTAATGGTTGGTAGTTAAAGTCAAACTTACTTCTTGGACCAACTCTAAGTAAATAATTATTTACATCAGTCATCTGATCTGATGTTTCATAAACAGGATTAGTAATTGGAATAAGTTCAAGCGGTACTGTAATCAGATCATCTTTTATTTGATCTAATTCAATACTACTTGTCTTTGTAGAATATATACCAACTTGTTTTGCTACTGTACCCTGGTTAATATTCTGCACAACAACTAAATAGAACTCATCAAAGTTTTCTTGATCTGCTTCTACATTAATTGTAATTGCTCCCTGTAGGTCATTAGGAAAGTAAATTGGTTGAGTATTACTAGGAGAAAAATAATCAGTTACTCTTTGACCTTTTATTGCATAAGCAATTACAGCAAAGTATGTTCCATTTCTAAGTGTACCACCAGCTTCTCCTCTTTGTATAGAAAGACATGGTGTTTGAACAAGTCTTGCAAGTCTAGTATGATCACAATCTAGTTCATTTGTATCATCACAAGTTGTACAATTTATATTAGTAGAACAGTTTTGTATCCAAGCAACACCAGGCCATAGTGTTAGATCACCATTAGAATTTACATATTGGTTAACAGCTAAGTTATATGTAGCTTGTGTAGGATTAGCAATAGTACTAAGTTGCCACTGGTAATCACTAGAGGGCCATGTTTGTGGATCTCCTACATTTAAGAATCTATCTGGATTTAGACCATCTGCCCAATATACTTGCCATGAACAATCTTCTCTTTCTCTAGTTGATCCTGATATAAGAAATCTTTTATCAAAACCTAAACACTCATCTTGAACAATAGGTCTATAGATACATCTTTCTTCTTCTAATAGACCAATCTCTGACATAACAGGTTTACCATTTAATGCATGCCCCGCTGTATAGATAACCCACTTGTCTGAATAAAGATGAATTGCTCCTATTATATAAACATCTGTTACTCCATTTGGACCAAATGTTGGCATAGTAGCTCCAGCTGTTGCACATAATACATTTGAAGCTTCATTAGATAAAGTACCTAGGTTACCTTCTGATGTATTGTTAGTTGCGTTACGGGCATGTATCCACATACCCTCTGATACAAATGAAGGATCTGAATCTTTATTAAGACCCTTTACAAATGTATGCGTAACACTCTGAGATGTATCCTGAAGTTTTGCCATTACATGTATCTTCTATTGGTAGCATTACCACCATTGTAACCATTATTTCTATAGTATCTATTATCTGGAGAGTAACTCTCAAACATATAATAATATTTACCATACATGGCTTTTCTATTAGCCCACCACATATCAGCCATCTCTCTAAAGTTTGGAGTATTAACAAGACTAAGTGCAGCATTTCTTGCTACTCTTAATCTTTGTTCAATGAGTTGCATTCTTTGTGCTACATCTTCTCCATTTAGATATAGGTTTTCCATGATCCTTGCTTTTAATGCATACTCATAGTATTCATTAAGTAGGTCATGATCAGGAACTAATAGATTACCATTTTCATCCTCCATTTGACCTTGGTAGTTTAGATACACTTTACCAGTATCAAAGCTTGTGAATAAAAACCCATCTTTAATCCAGCCTTCATTTGGAGTATTCCAATATAGATTAGGACAGTCACACTCTATATTCTGACTAGTCTTCATTCTTAGTGGAAACAATTGAGTATATACCCTTGTAGATCCTGGGTTACTAATTACTTGAACAAGTTCATACTTATCACCTTTGCAATTCATAAAGACTCTTGGTCTTGTACAAGTATCTCCATAAGGTGCATTAGGATTATATTCTGTTGGAATAGGGTTAGGAGCACACGTAGCAGGACAAGTGTTATCTGGACATGCTGCAGTATGGTTACATGGATTTGAATTGCATGTAGCACAGTTTACTGTAATTGGTGCACATACATCTACAGTAGCTGGAGTTTCAACATATGGTACTTCTTGAATATTAGTACCACCAACATAACCATCATAACCCACATGTTCTGTAAAGTGACCACAGATAAATGCAAAATTAAATGTATAGAAATCATCTGGTAGTTTTACTTTACCATGACAGACATCAAGAATAACTTCTCTTTGTTGATTGATTCTTAGGCCAAGATCATAATTAAGTTTTTTAACTAACTTAATTAACTGTTGTGGCTCTATCATATTTTCTAGAGCAAATGTATTTAGGTCAACAGTTACATCTTCTAACAATTGATTAAATGTTCTATATCTAAGTGTGTAATTGAAGTCCATTATCTAAGAGAGTTTTGACTATCATCTATAGTATCTGAAGGAGCCTGTAGTGATATGGTTAATTCTTTAACAGTATATTGTTCAATTTCAGAAAATAGGTATTCTGGAAATGGTAATGGTTGATCTTGTCTTATGAGACAATCATCTGTAGTACATGTATCTGCTTGTCCTTCAAAGATTGCTTCTACTCTTACTGCATCCCAATCTACATTGGGAAAGTATAGATAACCATTTAAGTACCAGAAGTAAATACTTCTATTATATTTAAAGGTTGTAGTTTTAGTCATAGAAACCCAAGTACCTGGATCAGTACGGAAAAGTTCTATAGTACCATCTATTGAAGATACAGTACGTATAATAGGACCAAACACACCATTTAGAATTGTTGGTAGTTTTTCTTTTGATCTTTTGAAGTAACAACCTGAGTAAACACCAATACATCCAGCCTCTACTTTATCTACATCAATAAGTTCAACATAGGGTAGTACTTGGAAGATAGAACTAATTTTCATCAGTCTAAACTGATTATCTTCTCTTTTAAGTAATGTTTGACCATACTTAGTTAGTAGAAAATAAATGTTCCTATCAGTTAGGAAGGCATCTTCCTTTACTGCTTTGAGTGTATTTCTAACTCTTGAGATTGCTTCTCCAATTGTGGTCATAGATCAAATTCATTATAGTCTTTTAAACCATCCTGTTGTTGTTTTAAAAGAACACTTTTATAATACTGTTTTCTAGTCTCTAGTCTTAGTTTTTTTGTAGGATCAACTACAATATAAGTATTCCAGTTTTCAGGATAGGCTTTAGCAACTGATCTTTTAAAGTCTCTATTAGCAACAAACTTCCACAACTCTCTATTCTTCATTTTGTGTTTTATTGCAAAACTGGTAAAGAATATCTTAGCTAGTTTACCATCTGTTTCCCAATTCTTATTTGTAACTTTTACACCATACTTCTTGGACTTAGCATAATCAATATTCTCTTTCTTACTATTATCACATGTGCCAATAAAGATCCAACCTACAGAATTTGGTAGTTGTATACCATCTCTTACATCTATTACTTTTGTCCAAACACTTTTGTTAAAAGATCTAATGATCTTCTTTAATGTGTCATTATCCACATCTTTGTATCTGGGATACTTTTTTCTAAAACTATCAAAGAACTCTTTGTTCAACATAGTATGGACTTTAGGTCTATATCTTGGACCTGTCAGATCCGGGGTTTTAAATTCCTTCATACCATATAGATTAATATACTAAAAATTATGCACTTTAGCAAATATAAGCATAAAACAAAACCCCCGCTAGTGCGAGGGCTTTGCCTTGTTGTCACAGAAACCAACAAACTGTA